AGTATGGCGATTGGGCGGGTGATCTAAGTTAGGCAAGGAGAAATGATATGGAATTCAAGACAGTCAAATTTGAAGTCAAAGCGGTAAATGAGGAGGAGGGAACTTTTGAAGGGTATGCCTCAACATTTACCGATGTGCCCGATTCCTATGGGGAAGTGGTGGACAAAGGCGCATTCACCAAGACTATCAAAGAGAATAAGGGCCGTATCAAGCATTTGTGGAATCACAGCACTATGGAACCGCTCGGAAAGCCTGACGAAATGTACGAGGATGAGACAGGTTTGTTCGTCAAAGGCCGATTGGTGCTCGGAGTCCAGAGAGCCAGAGAAGTGCTTGCCCTGATGAAAGCTGGGGTGGTGAATGAGATGTCCATTGGCTACGACACTATCACGGATACGGTGGTCAAAGGGGTCCGGCATCTCAAGGAGGTGAAGCTATACGATGTCTCACCAGTATGTTTCGCAGCAAATCCATCGGCAGTGATACTGAGTGCAAAGAGCGAAGACCAGAGAAGTGAAGATTTGAGAATCCTGACCCTTGACCTTGAGGGGGTAAAGGCCGGGCGAGTTCTTTCCGCAGCCAGCATAGCAAAGCTACGAGCAGCGTTGGATACCATCCAAGCACTCCTCGCTTCAGCAGAACCCGAGGCCGAGCCGGTGAAAACCACTCACCTCGACGATGAAGAGGCAAAAGGAGCCGCAGAACTGGATGTGATCTTGGCGGGGCTCAAAGCTGAGAATGATGGCTTTTCCATCAAAGCGGCGGAAGAACGGCTCACATCGATATTAGCACAGATCAAAAATTAAATAAGGAGAACCAAACCCATGAAAGAAGAAGAATTGAGAGTAATCACGGATCAGATTCAGTCTGTTGTGGAAGAGCTTCACAAAAAGACCGAGACCCAGAACGCGGAGATCAAAACGTATGGGGAGGTCACGGCTGAGACCAAGGCCTCCATCGATAAGATCAACACCGCGTTGACCACCTTCATGCAGGCCAAGGCTGACTATGAAAAACGAATTGATGATCTGGAACTCAAATTGCAGCGCCAGACCATCCCCGGGGCCAATGGTGCCGGCGGGCCTGCGGATGAGGCAAAAGAATTCCAGAAAAAAGCTTTCTACAAATACCTGCGAGAAGGGCGGGCCGCTTTGGATCCTGCCGAGAAGAAAGCCTTGGTTGAGGATGCCACTGGACAGTACTTGGTGACCGAGGAGCTGGACTCTGAGATCGTGCGCGAGCTACCTAAGATCACGGTGATGCGCCAGTTGTGCGCTGTCCGAACCATCGGAAAGGATCGCATGAAAATGCGGAGTCTTGGTGGAGTAACGGTCGGTTGGGGCAAATTGGAAACTGGTGCGGGTATTACTGAAACGGATATGACCCCCGGTGCGCCCACTTACCAATATGTGGAAGACCTTTATGGTCTGGCCAAGATCGGTGAGGATGAACTGGCTGACGCCGACTTCAATCTTGAGTCTGTTCTGGCTCAGGAATTTGCCAGAGCCCTCGGTGAGGAAGAGGAGAAACAATTCGTCGTCGGTGATGGTCACGACTATGAGGAGCCGGAAGGGATCACCAAGAACGCTACCCTGATCGCTAACACCGTCACTTCATCGGCATCTGGGGCGGTCACCATTGAGAAGTTCCTTGAGATGCTGTATCAGTGTCCGGCCCAGTTCAGGAAGAATGGGGCGTTCATGGTCAATTCCAACACGGAGCTTCTGCTCAGACAGTTGAGGGCCAAAACGGGTGAAGCGGTTTATGAGGGTGCGTTCCTTTGGCAGCCCAGTGTTCAGGCGGGCCTTCCGAACACGTTCCTTGGTAAACCGATCTATACTCAGGATGATATCGCATCCATCGCTTCCACTGCGGCTCAGGTGTTTGCCATCTTCGGCGACTTCAAGACCGGTTACCGGATCATTGACCGAATGGGCATGAGTGTCCAACGCCTGACTGAGCTGTATGCTGAGTCTGGTTTGGTCGGTTTCAAGATCCACAAACGTGTCACAGGCGGAGTCCTGCGCGCTAGTCAGCAGCCTTTGGTTCTGATGACAGAGGCCTAATCAGTAATGTAATAGCAAACAGGCGGGTGCAAGTCCCGCCAAGGCAAAATAAAACGAGTGGTGAAAATGATTCCACTCTAAAGGAAAAGAACAATGGTTGCAAAGATACATAGAGTAAATGTACCGGGAGTGGGAGAGGGAGTGGTGCTGAAAGGTTCGGGTGTGCCTCATACCGCTGCCAGTTTGATTAAACCTGCTGGGTACGATGTTGGTGATTTCGTACGGTTTGGGGGGAAGACCTTTGTACTCGCCAAAACCGGCGGCGCTATTTCCAGCACCGGCTTGGGTGTCAAGAACGGATTGGCGCAGGGCCTTGCCTATGCCAGTGTGTATGCGGCAGCGGCTATTGGAGCCACCGAAGTTACAATGTCCATTGCGGCTACTGATGGTAAGGCTGGGGATGGTGCCATTGCCGTCGATGACTTTGCCAGGGTGAGATCATCTTCTTCTCTGCCGGTGTGGACACCCCTCAAAGAAGGGGCATTGTCAGCAATACGGCATGTGTGGCCGGCGGTTCGGTCCAAGTGACTTTCACTCTCGATACTCCTTTGGATATTGCCCTGACGACCTCTGATCACGGGGAAGCGATGCAGAATCCTTGGTCCTACATTGTGCAGGATGTCGAGATCGGCCATCCAGTCGTCGGAGTTCCTTTGGTTACCGCTTCTGCCGCATTGATGTACATGTGGGTCCAGACTTGGGGACCGGCTTTTGTGTCACCTCAGGCCGCAGTTGGTATTGCAGGGGCAACCGGCGTGTATTGGAGACACGATGGATCCCTTGATGTGGAGAATGCAGATGCTTACGTATCCGACCAGTACGCCGGGTTTGTACTGGCGGAGACTACGGCGCATGCTCAGGCCGCACCGTTCTGTATGATCCAAATCTGTCCATAAGGAAAAGACACCCGTTGGCGGCGGGTGTTATGTTTCCCTCCTTTTTGGGGGGTGGCCCAATTCAGGGCCATCCCCTGAAGGGGGAATCAAAGTGAAGGGGTGACCAGATATGAACATAACGATACTCAAAGGAATCATCTCAGTCTATGGGGTTATGGTTCCGGGTAGGGTGATCGAAGTGCCGGAGCATACCGGCAATAATTGGATCAAGAATGGCATCGCCCGATACACGCTCAAGAAGGATGCCGATGCCGCTGCAAAGGCGGAGAAGGAAGCCACGAAGCTGGCCAAGAAGGAAGCGACTGCTCAGACGCCAGAAGCTCCTCGGATGAAAAGGAACCAGAAGCCGGAAGTGGAAATCACTGAGGAAGAGTGACTTAAATGAGGGTGAGAATCTTGAAAAACTTCACGGCCTTGGCTCGGAAATATATCGCCGGGGAAGTGGTTGAAGTGGAATTCCCTATGGCGCACAGTTGGATCAAATTAGGATTGGCAATGCAAGACAAGAGCGAGGATGGACCCACCACGACAAAGTAATAGAGAAAAATACTCGTTACGGAGATAAAAATGGCAGACTTTTTGAAGATCACGGCAATGGATTACCGAGGGGCTAGTACAGACACTAAGCCCACAGGAGTTCCCAACGGAACCACTTGCCGGGAGACTGATACGCAGGCTCTTTATATCACGTATGATAACGGCTCCACATGGGTGCTTGCAGACAAGCGGGTTAGGCTTGTTGAGGAAGACGGAACATTTATCGATCTTCCTGGGGAATTTGAAACGCTTGTGCTGGCACTTAAACAATTTCTTGAAGTATCGATTGATACAGGTGAGGCAACCGGGGGTAGTAATACCACGATAGTGGACGCCGGGAAGTCTTGGGAAACCAACATGTGGGCGAACGCCACCTTTGAGGTCACCATTGCTGGTAAGGGATATTTGGGAGTGGTCCTCAGTAATACAGCAACCACACTCACATTCGCCGCTCTTGCTGGTGGAGCAGTAGTTGTAGCTACTTGTCCATATCAATTGAAACGACCTGTTGAGGTTGCAGATATCGGCAAATGGGGTGGAACCACACTCACAGGACGGGATATCAGCCTTGATCTGAAAGCCCTGATTGATGATAGCATTAAGGGCGTTTTGAAATCGATTGGAGATATTGATACCGGGGAGAATCTTGTCACAAGGATTGGCGAGACGGATTCGGCTCTTGTTGATGCAGGAGCTGTTGGCGATCTATCGGCAAAGATTCGGAGGCTGACGACGGATATGGGTGATGCACTGACTAGGATTGGTGAAGTTCAGGCATCACCTACTGAGAACACCCTCCTTGAAAGACAGAAAGCTATTGAGACGGCCTTGACTGCTATCAATGCTTTGATTGGTGAAATACAAGCATCCCCAACCGAAAACACGGTTATGGATAGGCTGAAGGAAGTTGAGGATGGCATTGACGAGCTTAAAGTTCTGGTTGGAGAAGCACAAGCGTCGCCAACTGAAAACACGGTGCTTGACAGGCTCAAGGATTTGCTAACGGGAGTGGTTTTGGCGGCTGGAACGAATCTTATTGGTAGCGTCAACGACAACTTCGGAGGAAACACTTACTGCAAAACCATGACTATGAGTGATGATAACCCTACCAGATTTGAAACGAGTGCCAAGAAGATACGGGATTGCGTCATTCTTGTTGAGACCTTCCCAATGCTGATGGGGGAGACTGGTGTTGTTGTTT